ACTCAGAAGCAGGTGGAGGCGTACCGGCAGAAGGAGCGGGACCGGGCCCGGTGGCTGCGGGATTACCGGCAGTGGGAAAAATACCGGGAGACGCTGGGGGATAGAGTGCCGAGGACCTTTGAGACGTTCCGGAGGCATAAGCTGGCCGGGGATGAGAAGTTTCAGGCGTGGAAACACAAATATCAAAAAGCGGCCAAGACAAAACTGGATGATATCCAATTTGCAGAGGGCATCACTGACGCGGAGAAGGGAGCTGTAGAGAACGAACTCTCCAGGATTCCAGATAAGGCGCGAAAAATTGCTGAACGTGCTATTTCTAAAATAGTTATGACAGACGGACAGGCCAGCCACTATTTTCCACGCTCAAAAGAAATTATGTTGGCGCGTGGAAGAGAATACGGAACTGCGATTCATGAGTATGCGCATGCGCTTGAAGCCGAGCTTAGGGTGTACAACGACCCACAGTTTTTATCAATCTTAAAAATGGGCTTTGAAAACTTATCGGTAAGTGATATAATCATAGATGACACTACATTTGCCGAGCCAATAATTCGCGTATGGTCAGATAAATTAGTAAGTCTATATCAGGGCAGGCTATATGAAAGATATGGGATTTATGACGGATCGCAGGTGTATTTGGATGGAATGCGCGAATACTTTAGCGAGGGTTTTCGTGCGTATGTACTAACTCCTGATCTATTGGCAAATAAGGATCGTGCGCTGTTTGAGTACATTCGGAGGTTGGTGGAATGAAGACAAAAGAAGAAATCCTAATGGCTAAGACTGCCAAAGAGGTCTTGGCGTGGATTCAGGCGCATCCAGACCAATTTGACGACAAAGTAGGAGAGTACTTCAATATGCTGGCTCGAAAAGAGATGGAATCAAGAGTCCCAGACTATAATCCCGATATTCACTATGATTTCTTGTGAAACAGGCCCTGCTTAAAAAGTTATGGGATTAGCTATGGAACACTATTCAAAAAGCTACCAGGAGGGGGATCGAATATGAAACTGAGCAAGGTGTCTATCACAACGGACGGCGTTCTGTCGCGGCTGCTGGTTGATGGAGTGGATATGTCCCATGCGATGTCTGTCACGTATACGCACAGAGGGGGTGACATTCCCCGATTGACCATTGTGCTGCCGGTTGAAGCCGCCTCTGTAGAAAGTACAGTATGTATCAACAACGAGAAATGCGGCCATACCGCTGGAGACGGCATGACCGCAAGGTCTATCAGCACTCTGCTTGCTGGTAAATAGGGCATCCGATTCCGGTTTGACCACAGGTTACGCAGCCGTGTTCTTTTTCATAAGCGCAGCTAAAAGAAAGCCGCCTGGTTAGAGCAGGGCCGCCAATCTGCTCATAAATATTGAAGCGGACTGTGATGCTGTTTTGCGTATCCTGTTCCGGGCAGTAGCCATTTATGGTTTTGTAGACATCCCGCATAATATCACCCCCTTCCCTAGTGGATTGTATCACAGGCCGAATGTTGTCGCAATAAGTAAAGGGGGCGCCGCATTGACTGACAAAGTAATCACCGCCATTGAAACAGCCTTGGCGCAGGGCCACCGCGTCCAGCTCAAGCAGTTGAAGGACGGCACGATCAAGGTGCAGATCGTGTTCCAGAAGGAACTAAAAATTACATAGCGTACCCACGGTATAATCGGATATCGGGAAGGGCCAATCGGGGTCAGCTTGCAGGGGAACTTGCAGGCTGGCCCCATTTTATTTTGAGGAAAAAGCATGGTTGGATTGTATTTCAAATTAAAAATAATGAGCCTGATTGTATGGACTGTGACAGTAGCGGCTGTTATCGTTTTCACAGTCGTTCGGCCCAGGAGGTGAAAGCAATGCTGGCCTACTACGGCACAGAGATATCGGAACACATGACGGACACGCCGGAGGGGTATCTGATCTGCCGGGACGTCCCCATCGCCCGAACGGGGGAAATGACCTACCGGGCGGCGGAGCTGGAGCTGGAGGGCGACCCGGACCGGCTGATTACCGTCCGCCGTGAGGAATCGGAGGTCTTCTCCCCCGCCGCCATTGCCAGCTTCGAGGGCAAGGACGTCACCGCCGGGCATCCGGCGGAGCTGGTGGGTCCGGAGAACCACGCCGCCTACGCGAAGGGGCATGTCCAGAATGTGCGCCGGGAGGGGGCGTGTCTGGTGGCGGACCTGCTGATTAAGGACGCGGCCCTCATCAGCGATATCAAAAACAACATTGTCCGGGAAATCTCCTGCGGGTATCTGTGCCGGTATGTCCCGGACGGCTCCGGATACCGGCAGGAGCACATCCGGGGCAATCATGTGGCGGTTGTCCCCCGCGGTCGGGCAGGCCGCGCGGTTGCAATAAAAGATTCGGCGGGAAACGCCGGGAAAGGAAAGAGCATTATGAGTAAATTTTCGGAAGCCATCCTGAAAGCCTTTGGGATGGCTGCACGGGAGGCGGAGGACCCTGCTGCGGTGGATACGCTGGCGTCCACTGCCGCCGCCGCACTGGACGCCGAGCCCGCTGTCCCGGCGGCGGACGCTGCCCTGAACAGCCTGCATGAAAAGCTGGACAAGCTGCTCGGTCTGATGGAGGCCAGGGACAGCGGAACGCCTGCAGAGGAGGAGGACGGCGAGAAGGCTCTGGACGAGCTGCTGGAGGACCTGGAGGGCAAAAAGGCGGCTACCATCTCCGAGGAGGACGAGGAGAAGCCGCTGAGCGAGGAGGCCAAGGACGCCGCGCTGGCAATCCTCAAGAGCGTACGGCCCGCCGTGGCGGCGATTGAGGACAAGGCGGTCCGGACCCGCGTGACGGACGCGCTGCTGCACGCGGTGCGGGGCGGGGACACCCTGGGGGCCATCGCCAGAGCCGCCGGGCGGAACGCTCAGAAAGCCGCGGACAGTCAGACCAGCTATGAAAAAATCTGTGCGGACCAGAAAGCGGCCTACGACGCCCGGAACCCGCACAAGAAACAGGAGGCGTAAATTATGGGACTTCATCCTCAGAATATCGGCATTTCCATGCCCCACGGCTTTGCGGGCAGCTACGCCCGCCAGCCGGACATGGTTGTCAACACCCGGCCTGCGGCGGAGACCATCCCCTTTGGCTTACCGCTGAAATACGACGGGACGGGCCGCGTGGCCCCGATGGGCGTAGGGGACGCGGCAAACGTCTTCGTGGGCGTGGCCGCGCGGGAGATCAAGAGCGCACTGTCCTACCTGGACCAGAGCGCGGGGGCGTATGCGCCCGGCGAGGCGGTATCTGTGTTCATGCGGGGCGCGGTGAACGTGAAATGTCAGAAGGGTACGCCCCAGCTGGGCGGCGCGGTGTTTGTCCGGACCGCCGCCAACGAGAGCTTTCCCACCGCCAGCGCAGGCGGCTTTGAGGCCGAGGCAGACGGGTCCAACACCATCCAGCTGACCGGCTGCCAGTGGGCGGGGCCTGCGGACGCGGACAGCGTGGCGGAGCTGCGGATTCTGACCATGCAGAGCGCATAAAGGAGGAACAGACAATGAATCAGTTTCAGAATGTAGGTACTTTTGACGCCGGTGTGTTTACGCCGGGGCTGTCCGGCAGTCCCGCGCCCGGCGGCGTCCCCACGCTGGACGCGGCGGGGATTGCCTCCGGCGGCGCGTTTCTGGCCTCCGAGCTGGAGAAGCGGGACCCCCTGCTGCGCAAGCCCCTGACCAGCTTTACCTATCCCCGCGACATCCCCATCAACACCGGCGGCGGCTGGGTGGACTACGTGTCCGCCATGAGCGTAGCCTATGGCATTACCGGCAGCAGCGGCAGCGGGGCCGTCCACGCGGGCGGGGCCAACGGAATTCCGCTGGTCAGCGCAAATGTGGACAAGGGCGTGTATAAGGCCCACGTCTTTGCCGCCGCACTGCGGGTCATGTTTGTGGATATGCAGAAGGCCAGCCTGATCGGACGTTCTCTGGACCAGATGCTTACCGACGGCATTCGTATGGCCTACGACAAGCACATGGACCAGCATGTTTATACCGGTCTGGAGGAGTACGGCGCCACGGGCCTGCTGAACGACCCGGATGCCACGGAGACCGTGGTCGCCAACGGTGCGAAAGGCTCCTCCAAGTGGCCGGACAAAACGCCGGACGAGATTCTGGCGGATGTCAACGCCGCTCTGATGGCCAACTGGGCGGCGGCGGAGTACGACGAAACGGCCATGCCCAATCACATCCTGCTGCCCTACGAGCAGTACAGCGATATCCTCACCCGGAAGGTCACGGACCTGGCTGCGGAGACCATTCTGGACTTCCTTATGAAGAACAACGCGGCGGTCAAGAACGGCGGCTCCCTGTACATCGGCCCCACCCGTTGGTGCAAAGGAGCGGGTACCGGGAAGTCGGACCGCATGGCAGTGTACGTCAACAACCCCCGCTTCCTGAGCATGGACGAGCTGGT